TCCTCATCTAAATCTTCATCATACTTGAAATTATCTTCCATAATCAAGTCTAAATCATCTTTATCTAAATAAGGTTTTGATTTTTTATAATACTCTCTTAGTAATGTTTTTTCATCAACAGTAGAATAATCAGTGTTTAATCTAACATAATCGTCAATTGTACCACCTGTTTCTTCCATGAATGAAACTAATTTTTCGATGTTCTCTGGTAATTGTTTACCTAAAACCTTTTCATCTCTAATAGCTTCAGCAACTTCTTGTTCTACAGCTTTAGTAACCTCTACTATTTCTTCTTCAGTTATTTCTTCAATAACAGAATCATTTTGTTCAACTTCTTCTACAACCTCTTCAACAGCTTCTTTAGTAGTCTCTTCAGCAACTGGTTCTTTGATCTCTACTTTTGTAACATCTGGTATAACTTCGCCTTGACTTTCTTCTAAAGGCTTAGACAAATCTACTTTTGTTACTTCATTTTTTTTACCTAAATTTTTAGGTCGTTTTGGTTTTGGTTTTGATTTCATTTTGAAATCACCCTCTTGTTTTACTTCTGACATAATATAATATAATTAAATAGTTAATAAACTTTTACCTAGGATCAAACTGCTCTAAGCCGAAACCTCCTAGGTTATCCATACCTGCGGACTCAAAGTCTTTTGGTAATGAATCGTTTTGTCTTTGACTTATCAGTTCAGACTGTTGAGTAGCTTGTATTCTAGTTCTTTCGTCTTTTCTGTCTTCAATTTCTTTTTCTTTTTTCGATTCAGCATTTGCATGTACTTGAGCTAATTGCATTTTGTAATTAAACTCTTCAGCCATTAACTGCTTTTTAATTTCAGCCTCTTGCTGCATTTGCTGTATTTTAAACTGAGACTTACCTTGTTCTATTTGTAGTTCAGTTTGAGCTAAAGCTTGTTGTTTTTGCATTTCAGCCATAGCTGCTTTTTCAGCTGACTCAGCATTTGCTTGCGCTTGTGCTTGAATATTAGCTTGTTGTGCTTGTTGCTCTTGCTCTCTTTTTAATTTTTGTCTATTCTTTAAAAACTGATTAGCTAGTTTTAAATTTCTAATCTGTCTAATATCAATAGCATCGCTTAAGTTTATACTTTGAGTTTGTAAAGCTATTTGGATATTTTTCTCTAAGTTAGCTTTTTCTTCTTCTTCAGGTTCTAACTCTAAGAATATACCAAACTCATGCATATTAAGTTTATCTATTTCTTCAAGAGTTGCTACATTTACAGAGTTTATAGAATTCATCAAAGCATTTTTAGTAAGCGGAAAACTTAACATATCCGCTACTCTCAAGCTTATATTTTCACATGTTCTAACTGTTATATACATTAACGACTGTAATACGTGTTTTGTAGCCACGTTAGAATTAGCTGCTGCTAGTTTTTGTAAACCTACAAGAGAATCTTTAGCTGGCATACTACCATCTCTAGCTTCATTTAAACCTGTTACGTCTCTTATCATTTGTAAATAATACTGATAAGTTTGAGTAAGCGCTTGTATCTTGTTTATACCAGAAGAAGAGTTTAATTCTTGAATAGGTACTTTACCTCTGTTTGGATCACCATCTTGAGTTAAAGATCTACCTATAATACTACCAGTCTGGAAGTACATATTCAAAGCTTCTTGTGGATTGTAATTAGTACCGTTACCTAAGTCAACTTCAGCCAAACCATCAACATCAACAAAAACACCATCAGGTACCATTTTAGAAAGTACTTGTTGTATTTTTAAGTGAGTTATTTGAATCATATCAGCAAAGCCAATACATTTACTTACAATACTATCTATTTTACCTTTATACATTCTAGGTGCTGAAATTGAGTAATTCATTTCAACTTTAGTTTGATCGCTATATGGTCTAGTCATATTTTCAGCTAGTTCCCATTTAAGCATTTTGTTACTACCTAAAATCTTAGCACCACTATATAAAACTTCTATTGATCTTGAAACTCTTTCAAAGTTATCACTTTCTGGCGGATTAAACGTATCTGGTTTTTCAAGTGCTTTTTCTAAGCCTTGATCTGTTTTCTTTATTTTAAATACTTGATTAGAGTAAGTCTTATATTCAAAGTATAAAACCTGAACAGTATCATAATTATCATCTTGACCATTGTATTGTCTAGTATAATTATTGTCTCCAGGTTGTTTTTGTATTTCTTCTAAGTCAGAATCTGTTAAATCAGAAAACTCTTTCTTTAATTCTTGTAACGAAATACCTTTAACTTCTCCAACATAATATATGTCATCAAAGTTTGGATCTTCAGTATAAGAATAAACTAAGTTAGCTGGATCAACATAGTCAACTGTAACACCTTCAGATAAATTAAAGTTTGTTTTAGTAGCACCAATACCTAGTATAGTTAAATCTTGTGCAACTCTCTTTTTAATCTCTTCGTATCTATTAAACTCTAATATATTATCTATTACTTCTTCTTCAGCTATTTCTATAGCTTGCTTATAGTTAAGTTGTATAAAAAGATCTAACTCTTCTCTTGATTCAGGTAGGTTAGATGGATCATTAGTTGAAAATAAATCAGTACCAAGTTTATTTTTAATATCTTCTAATAAAGGCTTAGCATTCATATCTCTTATAACGCCTTTAGTATAATCAGTTCTATGTTTTAAAGCGTATGGATCTGTAGCGAAAGATTTTATTTTATAACCTTTATCAGTCATACCATTAACTACAATATCAACAAACTTAGATAAAACAGCAACAGGTTGCCAGTCTAGGTTTAAATAAGATAAATCACCGTTAATAGACATTTCATCTTTATATTTTTGAACAGACTGTTCTCCTCTAGCGTAAAGACGTAATCTATGAAAGTTTTGCCAGTTATTACCAAATCTACCACCAGCACCAACACCTCTGTCTCCACGGAACCATTCGTTCTCTATAGCTCTCCCAACTTCATATCCGTAGTCCAAGCTTTGTTTCTCTGCGTCAGATACAACCTGACTTGGGAATGTACTATTTACGTTTTTGTAAATCATTTATCGTATTATTTTTGAAGTAAATCCATTATTATCGTATCTACCAAAAGAAACGTTAACAGGTTTTTTATTTTGCTTGTATACTGGTGTATACTTATTTTTATTACAAGCCATTATAGCTAATCCAGAACTTATAGTTGCATCGAACTTTGTTCTATTATTAATATCAAACTTAGCCCACTCTTCTAAAGTTTTTTGAAAAAACATATTTCCATAACCTCTTTCTGTTGCGCCAACATAATCATTTATATAAGATTCAATTGCAGCTGCGTGAGCTTGCTTGATATCTTCACTAGAGTTTGGTATACCACCTATTTCTTTTTCAGTAGTTGATAATTTAGCAAATACTTTATCTGGTCTATTTATAGAAAAACCTCTATAACCTCTTCTTTTAAAATAGTATAACAACCTTGGTTTATTGTTTTCTGCTAGTATTGGCATGCCATAAAAAACACAGGCCATTAACACATCTTCAAAAAACATTTCAGCAGTCTGTGGTCTGGCTATATACTCTAAAAAGAACATATTAGCTGGAGCATCTTCCATACTGAATTTAGTTAAACCGTGCAAAGCTCCTTTAGAACCTCTATTGTCAACAGTGCCAGAAATATCATAACTGTCACATCCAAAAGCTCCTATGTGTTCATTACCTGCAAACCTAACCCCATTCTTTACTATCACACGGTTTTGAAGATTTGTAGGTGGAACCCAGCTAACTAAAAATCTACCGTCTTTGTTTGGTGTAAATATAACTCTAGTATCTTTAACACCGTTCTCCCATTGAAAACTTCCTCTAGTAACTGTTTTAGTATTAGCAAACTCCTCGTTATGATCTATTTGCTCGTATATTTTAGTTAAATTAAACAAAGATAATTTAGCTTCATCTCTAAAAGCGTGTTTCTCTGTTCTTGGAAATTGTCTATAATATTCGTTTAATCCGTCTTGATCGTTTTTTAAACCTTCTACTTCATTTTCCCAATGCTCTATAACTCCGTGAGTTATTAGATCGCCGTTAGGGTCTCTAGTTTCTTTTTTTGGGTTATCGAATACAGGTAATCCAAAAGAATCAATGAATCCTTCGTAGTTCCATTCCATAGGTATGAACAAAGAATATAGTCCTGAGCTAGTTTGCCCATTGCGGTTTCTGTTTGTGACATCTGATGCATAATAAAGTTTTTTAAAATTTCCACCACCTTTTTCTAAAGCATTGGATGTTGATCCCATCATACACTTACCAACTATCTTGCTACCTAAACGTAAACAGGTTTTTGTAACCCTCCAGTTATTTAATATATTATCTGGCTTTTCCCATTTACCACTTTCATCGTGTACTAATAGTTTTAATTTTTCACCATCATAAGAGTTATCTCCTGTATTCTTCCAGTCAATAGTTGTATCTAATCCTTCTAGTTCCTCCTGCGTTTCACCTTCGTTAAGTTTACGTCTGGTGAGCCTTGACGCGGGTACCCTATAGGCGAGCTCCGTTTTTGGTCTGTCCATACCGTCTTGTATGGGTTTGAAAAAGAACGGATAGTTACTCGAAATTGGTACAACCTTATCTGTGAACATCTTTTTCGCATCGGCACCAGATTTGGACAATATCCCAAACCGTGAGTCCGTTGATATTGTTGCCATATTAACTGTCTCCCCTGACGCCATGAATGAAAATCCTGAACGTCTGTTCTTGAGATACGACATTCCATAACAGCGGTTGTCTGCTTTGCAAGCTTCCCAGAATAGGAAGAATATTCTGTTTGATTCCCTATAATCTGCTGCCCCAACATCAATCTTGGACCACTGCAAGTACATGTAGTGAGTACCAGTAATATAAGTAGGAGTACCGTTGTTATAAAACCAAAATCCTTTTTCTCTTTTTTCAAACTCTTTGTCTATATATTCATACCACTTTTCTTTGAAATCAGTTGGATATTTTTCCCAATCAAAAACGCTTTTAATTTTTGATAATTCTTTTGGGTATTCTAATCTAGTCCAAACTTGATCCTTAGCATCCTTAGCGCATTTATAAACGCTTTTAGGTACAAGCGGTAAAGCTATTTTTAAGTTTTGAATCTCTACAATTTCACCTATAGTTCCATCACCACTTATTATAACTATATCATACTCAGGGTTATAGCCTTTTTCCCACTTTTTATATCTGTTATTTCTTTTTAGTACTGTTGGTTTTATATGATCTTTAACAGTACGTATTAATGTTTGCTCGTACATTATTTAGATCTACCTTCAGCAAAACCTTTAAAAGATTTTTCTTGTTTAACTTCTTTTGGTTTATCTTCCAAAAGTCTTTCTTCTTCTTCTATTCTATTAAGTATTTCAAAAGCATCAAAAATAGCTAGCTTTTTTGTAGCTGCAGCATTTTTTAATCTGTCAGCAGATATATCATCATCTGAGTCAACTATTTTTTCTTTAGCTACTTGAATCAATTCCTCAACTGCTTTTTGCCCAGCTAGGATTATATTCTTTTTCGTCTCCTTTGTATTCATACTTTAATAAAATATCATTAGATTCCATACAGTAAAGTCGCTGATCGTCAACTATGAATTCAAACTCTCTATTGCTTTTAAATCCAACTAAGTCACCTTCGGCTATTTCTAGCGCTTCTAACGAGCTATTACCAATTTTTAGTATACCAACACCTCTACGTTCTTTATCCATTGAGAAACTATCGTTATTCTCTATTGGCATTAAGAAACATCTGTTACCTACAGGTTTCCATTTACCATTTTTTTTGTATAAATATATTTGATCTGGTTGGCAAAAATAAAGATTTTCTTTAAAAAGTTTACTGCTGTCTACAGCTTTTCCTTTTTGATTGTAATATCTTCTAAATACGTTGTGGTGAATTATAACAATATCACCAGGTTGTATTAACGTCTTTAGAGATAGCGGTACAGAAACTACTTCTGCCTGCTTGCTTATAAACTTAAAATTATCTATACTTGAATTAAGAATAAGCTTTTTATCTCCTACGTTTATATCGTTTTTATATCGTCCTTCTATAGGTTTAACTATAAAGTCAAAAACACTTCTCATTAGTATTTTAAATCATATTCAACAGATATAGCCATGTTAGAGTTAAACTTCTTCCATG